CGGTAGAACGACAAGTCCAAATCCGTGACAGGCTCCCACTCCAGCGTAGTCGTGCCTTCGCTCACCTCGTAGAACATGCCCACCACGTCCTGCGGAGGTGCCGCCGAACCCGCTGTCTGAATACTGCCAGTCTCGGTGTAGCCACCGAAATAACCGAAACTGTTGATTGCACGCGCACGGAACTTGTAGCTGTCAGGCTCAAGGTCAACGGCCTCATAAGTTCCAAGCCCGCCAGAACCCAGCGACTTCCATTCAGACGTGCCAGCCTTGGCAAACTGCACCTCAACACGGTCAACTGCCTCTGGGCGTCCCGTCGTGATGTTGATTGTGATAACCTCAGTCAGCTTTTCGCGCACGATGCGCAGGCTTGGCACAATCTGGTCGGCGGGAATGCCCAGCGTTGGCACATCGTCATAGGCCAAAAGGTTTGAGTTGTTGGCGATGATTGCGATTTCTTCCGCGTTCCAGTCAAAGGCCGCTTCGCTTGTCTCTCGAAGTGAAAGCGTCACACGCAGGTCGCCAGCGCCTTGGTTTGGGCCGAACTGCCAGCCAATCACTTCAAACTCTTTTTGGTCCCAGCCATACCGCTCAAAACTCAACGCAATGATTTCACCAACTTCTACGTCAAGCGCGTTCAGGCCGAAGTCAGCGGTAAAGGCCATTTGCTCTCGCCCACGAAACAGCGTCAGCTTGGCGATGCGCTGCGCAGCCGCCGCGCTGGTCGTCATCGGCAGCGCAAGGTCAAGAGACGTTTGCTCGCCGCCGTCCTCGGCCTCAAACACGGCTGACGTGATAGGCGGATAGTCGGTCGTAATCCAGCGCGATGCTGCGTCCGTGAATGTACCTTGAACAGCGTTAAACTGGTCACGCAGGTTTGTCCGCGTATCAAGCGAAATGCCGCTACGGAGGTCATCCATTGTTAGGATTTTTGTCGGGGCCACATAATCAGCAGCCACCAGCTTCCACTTACCAGCGCCCCAGAACAGCGTTCCTGCGCAGGCCGTCATCATGCGCCCCAATATAGTGCTGTGCGACTCCTCGGCGCTCACAATGCCGTTCATCAGGTATCTGGCCTCGGTCCCCCCGCCTGATAGCGGAACGGCTTGGTCGCACACGTTCGCAGCCGCCTGAAACGCCACGTCGTCAATGTCGTTGTCTTCCATGCCGTAAGCCGACTGGATGTAATCGCGCACGCACAGCGCCGCATTATCGCTCCATGCCGTTGTGTCGGTGCGCGGGTCGTAAACCTTCTTGCCCTTCACAACCGCCGTTATCATTGGCAATCCATTAGCAAACACGTCTTGGTCGTAGGCAAATCGCACATAAAGGTAGGCGATGCCATTGCCGACAAAGGACGAATTGACTTGATTGCTTTCGCTCACCAAGTCAGCGTCGGCGGTTGTTTGGTCGCCAAGGTGCTTATTGATGCGGATTTTGTTCTTCCACTTACCCCCGACAAAGCCATTCCCGTCAACGCTCACAACCTCATCGTTGATGTAAATGTCGCCGATCTCCTCAACCTCATGCCCCGCCAGCGCAATGACTTGGTGCAAGAACTTGTTGTTCGTGCCGGTGGTCTCGTAATAAGTGATTGTGCCGCCTTTGCGCATTTGCCCGTAAACAAATTGGTGCGGGGAAATTGGGCTTTTGTCATTGACAAGCAAGCCCTGCGAACCTTGTGACGCGAGCGAGCCAAAGTCAGGCTTTGGCGAAAGCGCCTGTATTGCCCATGACGTGACGGCGGTGACGGCAACGTAGGTAACGGCGGTCGCAACCACAGCCACTGCGACGCTTCCACTTGCAGCAAGAAAAAATCCGTATGTCGCAACTACCCTCGGAGACCTGTCCCAGTCGGCATGGCGCATCACATTGAACGGTGTATTTTTCATCATCTCAGTCGCCTATGAACTTGGAGTACGTCACGTCTTGCGGACTATACCCCATTCTCTCAAGAATTACAGCAAACGGTTTGTGGTGCTTCATCCCGATTGTGAACGTCGAAACACCGTCTTTCCTCATGCAGCCCTCCGCAAACTCAAACAGCCTCTTGGCGTTCCAACCTTTGCGATGCTTGGGGTGAAGGTAGACAAGATCAGTCATCGCCATAAGGTGATCTTTGTAGTGCAAGTGACGCGATTTCAACACAAAGACATAGCCGACAAGCACGCCATCGTCCCGCGCAGTAAAAATATCCAGCCGACCATCAGCCTCAAGCTGAAAATAAGCATCCCAATCAGGGTTAAGCGCAATCTTGTCTTTATTCAGCGCGATCTCGCGCCAATGCGCCAAGAATAGCCCATACAATTCATGCCGTATCTTGCGCAAAAACTCTTGCTGGTACTTTAGCCGTTGCGTCCCCATACGATCTCCGCATCCTGAATTGCCGCAACATAATCAAAAAAGGTGTCCGTCGAATGTCGTGATTTTTGACTTGCGCTGGTGTATCGACGGTTGCTGGACTTCTCTGCCTCAACCATTTTGCTGTCCACAAGAATATCAATAACACCAGTTTCGGCAGTGTCTTCAATCGTCATCTTGTTCAAGCGGCCCGTGAACACCTCAACCACGTCAACCGCCGTCACGTCCCCGAAGTAAACGCGACACTTGCGGCGCTGATAAGGCTCCTGCAAGGCCAAGCTGATAAGATCGCCTGGGACGCCATTCAGACTGACAGTGACCGCCTTTGCGGACAAGTCAGCGACCTCCTCCAGCCCCGTGATGCCAACAAGCTGTCCCGCGCCGATGTATGTGTCACCGTTGATTGTCCGTTCGCCGTACCCGCTCCAAAAACGGATTGTGCCGCTCGTTAGGGCCAGTTCAACCGCGAAGTAAGGTTGCGCCGTATCGCCTGCCCATGCCGTTATGAGAGATGATGCTACCGTGCGGCTCATATCGCCTCCCTTGCGCCGAACGTGATGGAGTATTGCTGAATGTCAGCCGCCCAGCCTGTTTCATTGCTGGACAGGCGGAAGACGCCAACACAGTTGGACAGTGTGGCGGAAACGGCAGCCGCCGCTGTGCGCAGTGACGGCCAGATTTCCAAGTCAGTCGCCGCACCTGTGCCAGTGTAGCTTTGGGTGACCTTGTGCAGACGCGACGCAGCACCAGCGCCAAGCTGGATGTAGTCCCCCGGCAGGAGCGTCTCGCCGGTTGGCACAGTCGCGCTGACAGTGTTTGCGCCAGCGTCGCCCGTGATGGTGCAAGCTGACGCCGTGCCGCGCAGTACTGCGCCATTGGGGTCGCCCAACAAGAACGTGCCGGACTGCCCCCGCAGCGAAAGCAGAAAGGCGTTCCATTCCTCTGCCGAAGACCGCTTCATCGGCGGCAGCGTAATATCCGCTGTCCACATCTGGCCGGGGTATGCGTGCGCCTGCCCGCTGAATGTAAACGGTGACGCGCTGTAAGCCACTGCGTTGACCGCCCTAAAATCAACGGCGCGGATGCCCGCCACCGTCGGCAGTGATAAGGGATATGTGATTGCCATTATGCGAAAGACCTTCCGTAAGAGCCGCCGCGCAGCTTTGCATCAGCCACCGCCGCTTTCGCCGCGTTTGCAATCTGCGGCATCAACGTCTTGATTTCAGTCCGCACCGTTTGCTGTACGCCAGTGCTGACGTTGATTGTCTGGTTGACTGTCACGCCGCCCGCGCCAAGCTGATTGTTTGGCACGACATTGCCATTTCGCTGCGGCACAATCATTTCTGGGCCGCGCTCGCCAACCATGTATGCCTTGCCGCCGGTGACTTGGCCGCCCATTGCGCGTTTCGGAAGCATTTGTGCGCCAGACATTCCTGCAAGCGGGTTGACAGCAGGAGCGGCTGTCATGCCAACCCCAGACCCTATGCCTATCGCATTTGTAATCAGACCCGTAATTTGCTTCACCACAAAGATGCGATACAACTCTTTGATAATATCGGTAGCCATAGACTTGAACGCGTCTTTAACTGTCATCGTGCCATCAACCATTGCCATTAATCCGCGCTCAAGAGAATTGCTAACAGTGCTTTGAATGTCTTGAAGGCGCTGGAAAGAAGGCGATAGGTTCATCTTGACAGCATTCGCCGCCTTGTTCACTGCCGCCGCTGATTTATTGCCCGCGATTGTCGCTGCTTCACCGACATCCTCTGCGTCGCTATACAAACCCGCCATAATAACTGCGACTTTGTTGTACCTTGGGTCTCTAGGGTCAAGAATTACCTCATCATCTGCGGCCTGACGCGCCATCAAATTTTTGATTTGCGTCATTTTTGAGCGCAAAGTCTCTGCGGCCACCGCTGCATCAGAAAACCCTGCTTCCAGCGTTGCCCCCGCCTGCCGTGCGGCACCTTCCATCTCCAAAAGCGCTGGAAGCATCTGCTGGCGAATAGGCTCTGGAAGGGTTTCAACTATCCTTCTCATTTGCCCTAAAACAACAACAGCGCCCTCAATGTTTCCGCCTGCGAAGGCATCCCTGATTGCATTCTCAAAAATCAACAGATTTTGTATTACATCTTTAGGTATGGAAAGAGACGACATAAACGGCTCAATGCTGTTGATCCGTATGGCCTCCAATTCTTTTCTAAGCACATCAAGTTGTTGCAATGTACTTACTGCGGAAAATTGGTCCTGCGCTTGAGCCAAAGACTCAAGGGCGCTTATCTCAAGCTCATATTGCTTAATGATATTCTCTCGGTCAGACTGTGCGCTGCGAACAGCAGCAGCATAACTCGCTTGCTCTTTGATAAAACTAGAATACTCGCCACGAAGCGACTGAAGCGCGTCCTGCTCCTCAAAAAATGCGGTGGCCGCCAAGGATGCAGCGGTCAACGATTGGTCGCGACGAAGACGCGCCATTGTTTCAAGAAAGCCCTTCAAATCGCCATCAAAGTCAGCGAATTTCTTTCTGGCGTTTTCTATATTGCTTTCCGCCGCAGCCTCGATCGCACTCATTGCTGCAACTGAAGCGGACTTTGATTTAGTAATGGCGTCAGTAAAATCTTCAACACCGCCAGCGGCCTCCTTTGCCGCCTTTGCTGTCTTCTGAAAGGCAACACCAACAGCCGCCACAATAGCGACACCAGCACCCAATACCGCACCAATCGGGCCAAAAATGCCGAGCAACTGCGAACCCTGCTGGCCGAATGCTTGCAGAGCGTTCTGTCCGCCGCCAAGCTGCACCGCAAAGTCACCAACCTGATAACCAGCTTGCTGAAGAGCGCCCTTCGCCCATTTGTTCGTGGCAACTGCTGTGCTGTTAAACTGATTTGCATTCGCCGCAAGAACCTTGGTGGAGTTCTTAATTTGACGGTCAACGCGCTGGACTTGCTGCTGAACTTGCTGCAAGCCCTTTGTCGCGTCACCGACCTGAGCCGACACTACAATGTTGATGTCATTTGCCATTGCGCTGCCGCTCCTCAATCAATCCAAAATATGCGACCCACTCATTATACTCCGAAAGAGTGATTTTTTCAATCTCGCTGATTGTCTTGTGTAGACGGTCTGCCAGCGTGACCAAGTTCATCCTGAATGAGTCGCCCCTTAGTTTTTTTCGTGGTCCTCAATGCTATCAGCCGCAAAGACGTTGCCAAACAACTTGGCAATCACTCCGATAGGCTCGCCCATCAGGATTGGCTTGTCCTCCAGCGTAAACGCCTTCTCACCAGCCTCATCTTCGCACTTGGCGATAATCATCTCAACCATCGCGCCCATAGTTGTGCTTGTCAGAAAGTTCGGGTGCTTGCGCTGAACCTTCTCAATATCTCGTGCCGTTACCGGACCAAAGAAAAGGCGAAGCGGCTGTTCCGCCTCGCCCCATTCTTCAACCTCGGCAATGCTGCGCTTCTGCTCCGACCGTTTGGCCGCAATACGCTTTGCAATGCTCATGTCGTCCCCCTGTTTATGCTACCGTCGATTGCGACAGTGCGCCGTTACCCTGCACGGAAATAGACATTTCCACAAGGCCATCGTAGGACGAGTTTACGCTGCGCCCAGTAACAATGGCAGCGCCAGTCAAATAAACATCGCCTGTCACGTCGCCTTCTGGGTACAGGCTCAAAGTAACCTCTGCGCCGATAGTCAACGCGCCTTGGCCCGCTGTGTCAGTCTCGTCCCAGAGAACGTCGATTGAACCAGTGTAGGTTGTCAGGCTGGGCTTGTAGGTCCGTGCCGTGTCGCCCATGCTGGTGTCGTCTAAGGTATCTGCGCTTTCCTCAATGCTGAAAGAACGGATTTCTGCAATCGCGTCGGTGCCGACCTTTACGGTCCCTTCGCTGCCGGTATGTGTAGCCATAGGAGCCTCCTGTTATCTGGCCGTGCTTGCGTCTTCTATGCTTGTAACATATCGGACATCGAAAGTTAATCTGGCAATGCCGACTGGTTGCTCGGCCTCACCGCTGAAATCAATATCTGTACTGACTAGCACAATATCTTTAGCAATTCCACCAAGTCTGAAGTCGCCGCCCAAAGCATCCTCAATCTGGACGCAGATGGCGTCAACGTCAT